TTGATGAAGAGGCAGTGGGGACAAAATTTAATTAAGTTTAGAGGAGTAAAACTGCCTGGAGGAATTGAACTTAATGGCAGAGAACTTTATGAGGATGCGGAAAGAGAGTTAGAAAATATTAGAGAAAGAATGTCCATGGATTATGAACTTCCACCATACGACTTTATTGGTTAATTATGGTATTAAATCCTTTCTTTTTACAAGGTTCTCCAGGAGAACAAAGATTAGTTCAAGATTTGATCAATGAACAATTAAAAATATATGGTGTGGATGTAATATACATTCCCAGAAAATTTGTAAGAAAACAAACTATTATAAAAGAAATACAATCTTCAAGATTTGACGATAATTTTGCTATAGAAGCTTACATTAACACTTATGATGGATATGCGGGACAAGGTGATATTTTATCTAAATTTGGTGTGAGTTTAAAAGATGAACTTAGTTTAGTAATTTCTAAAGAAAGATTTGAAGATTTTATATCTCCATTTTTAGATGGATTTAGTGCTCAAGAAATCGTCCTTTCATCCAGACCAAGAGAAGGTGATTTAGTATATTTTCCACTAGGTCAAAGATTATTTGAGGTTAAGTTTGTTGAGCATGAGGTTAACTTTTATCAATTAGGAAAATTATATGTTTATGAGTTGAAGTGTGAACTATTCGAATATGAAGATGAGGTAATTGATACATCAATAAATGAAATAGACACTCAAGTTGAAGAACAAGGATATATAACAACTTTACAATTGATTGGAACTGGATCGACTGCAACTGCTTCAGCATCAATCAGCACTGGATATATTAAGGAAATATTTTTAAATAATGATGGATATGGTTATACAAGCACACCAACAGTTGCAATATCCACTGCACCTCCGGGAGGATCTAATGCAACTGCTGTGGCAATTACAACATCAAAATCTGGTGTGCGTTCAGTACATTCAATAGTATTAACTAATTCTGGTGCTGGATACACCACACCACCAACTATTACCATTTCTGGAGGAGGTGGTGTTGGTGCATCTGCAACATGTGGAATAGAAACTAGTTCTAATGGTGTTCAATTTTTCACTATTACAAATCCCGGTAGTGGATATGTCAATTCTCCAACCGTGACAATTACTCCTCCGGTTGGCGTTGGAACTTCTGCACAAGGAATTGCTATTGTTGGGCAGGGGCAAACAATTACTTCAATTAGAGTGAAAAATCCAGGATTTGGGTATACAACAGAACCTAGTGTTGTTATTTCTCCACCTTCTATTATTTCGGGAGTTGGTACATTTATTTTTAATGAAGAAGTTGTAGGATCAACTTCTGCTACTAGAGGAAGAGTTAAATCTTGGGATTCTGATACAAAGATTCTTAAAGTATCTTTTGTTAATAATGCCGCGACTAAAGGATTTTATCCTGGCGAAATTATAGTTGGTTCATCTTCTAGTGCTATATACTTAATAAGATCTTATGATACATTTGATCAATATGATAAATACAGTGAAAATGTTGAAATTGAAGCAGAAGCAGACCAAATCATAGACTTTTCAGAATCAAATCCATTTGGGGATTTCTAATGTTAGGAACATACTATTATCACGAAATTATCAGAAGAACAGTAATTTCTTTTGGAACTTTATTCAATAATATCAATATTAGACATAAAAATTCCTCTGGAACTAGTATAAGTGAAATTAAAGTTCCTATTGCATATGGACCTATTCAGAAATTTCTTGCGAGAATAGAACAACAACCAGAATTGAATAAACCAATCGCAATGACTTTACCTCGAATGGCTTTCGAGATGGTTTCTATTCAATATGATCCAACAAGAAAGGCAAATATAACACAAACATTCAAAGCATTAGATGGGCAGAATTTAAAGAAAGTATTTCTTCCAGTTCCCTATAACATTGGATTTCAATTAAATTTGATGTGTAAGATTCAAGATGATGCTTTGCAAGTTGTAGAACAAATTTTACCATACTTTCAACCATCATTTAACTTAACGGTAGATCTAATAGACTCCATAGGTGAAAAGAGGGATATTCCAATTGTTTTAGACAATGTAAATTTTACTGATGATTATGAAGGGGACTTTTCAACCAGAAGAGTTCTAATTTATACATTTAATTTTACTGCAAAAACATACTTATTTGGTCCTATTTCAGATACAACTGATGGTCTTATTAGAAAAGTACAAGTTGATTACTATTCATCTTCAGATACTACAACTGCAAGAAGAGAAATGAGGTATACAGTAACTCCAGATCCAATTGATGCACAACCAGATGATGATTTTGGATTTAATGAATCCATAGAAATGTTCTTTGACGGTAAAGAATATAGCCCAACACAGAAAAAAGACATCTAAAAACTATGACAAATAATTATGATAGTTTGGACTCCGCCTTCAATATAGAAAGTAAAATAGTTGAAGTAGAAAATGTAAAAGATGAGATTGCAGTTTCTCAGGCAAATTCGAATGACATTAAAAAGGATTATGAATATACCAGAGCGAATCTTTATTCTTTAATACAAAAGGGTCAAGAAGCAATTAATGGAATTATGGAACTTGCCGGAGAAGGTGGAAGTCCTAGAGCGTATGAAGTTGCTGGACAACTTATAAAGAGTGTTGGTGATGTCACAGATAAATTAATAGATCTTCAGAAAAAAATTAAAGAAGTTGAAGAAGATTCTGTAAAAACCACAAATAATACAACAAATAATGCAATTTTTGTAGGTTCAACTTCAGATTTATCAAAACTGCTAAAACAAGGTTTTCTAAATAATAAAGAGTAATTTGGTTTCTAATGAGTTGGTCTGAAAAGTATAAAAGATCAATAGATTGTGAGAATCCAAAAGGATTTTCTCAAAGAGCTCATTGTCAAGGAAGAAAAAAGAAATTGAAAGAACAATTGAAACCATACAAAACTGTAGAGCAAATTGCAAAGAAACATCGCTTGGATGTTTCTTTTATTGAAAAGCAATTGAAAATTGGTGAACCTATTGAACATGAACATACAAAAAATCATGAACTTGCAAGAGAAATCGCCCTTCAACATTTAGATGAAATTCCAGATTATTATACACGATTAAAGAAAATGGAGGCAAAAGTAAAAAAAGAACATAAAAAGTTCAAGGATGTTTCGGTTTCTGAGGGAACTCTCCATCATTGGTTTAAGGGTTCAAAATCAAAGGATGGAAAACCTGGATGGGTTCAAGCAGATGGTTCTCCGTGTGCTAATGAACCTGGAGAAACTAAAACACCAAAATGCTTTAGTAGTGCAAGATTAAAGGCATTAAAGTCTAAAGGTGAAGAGGGTGAGTCATTAATTAAATCTGCAGTAAGAAGAAAAAGACAAAAAGATAAAGGACAGCAGGCAAAATCTGGGGCATCAGCACCAACAAATGTTCCAACTTTTGCAAAGGGTAAAAAAGATCCCAATTATGTAAAAGCAGAACCAGGAATCAAAGAAGAAATGGAACTTAACGAAGCACAAAAAGATAGACCTGGAAAAGGTAGTGGCAAAAAAGATGCTTGCTATCATAAAGTAAAATCTAGATATGATGTTTGGCCAAGTGCATATGCATCTGGAGCACTGGTCAAATGTCGCAAAGTTGGTGCCAAAAATTGGGGAACTAAATCGGAGGAGGTTCAAATGCTCAGATATTGTCCAAAATGTAAGAAAAATGAAACTCGGGATGAGTGCAAGTATGGAAAAAAATATTGGGATATGAACTCGCTACCAATTAGTTTAGGGACAGTAGCAATGTCTAATCCACATTATCACGCCAATAGTCCACATCCAGGAAATTTTCCAGAATCATATGATCATGAGCATTCAATGGCTCGCTCAGAACTTTCAACTATAATTTCTGCAGCAAAAAGACTTCGTAAAAAAATGAAGGGAGAAGGTAATATTGAGGCGTGGGTTCAATCCAAAATCACTAAAGCAGCAGATTATCTAGATAGTGCTGCGGATTATATTGATAGTGGGGAGATGAAATCCGAACAAATTAGTTTTGAAATTAGTGGAAGGAAAAAGACGGGTCTTTCATCAATGACCCCCAGTGACGTAAAGAGAAAAATGGAGTCTGACCCAGGATCTGCAGAAAAACTGGGGCAAAAATATAAAGAAGTTAGACAAAAAATTACACTTCCATTAGCAAATTCGTATGAGTTAGAAGGTGAAGTAATTGATGAGGCAGGTAAAAAGTGCTGGCCAGGGTATAAGAAAAAAGGAACACAAAAGTTATTTGGTAAGACTTATAATCGTTGTGTCAAAGCAGAAGAATATTCTAACTGGAGAGCAGACTTTGGATTAAGTGAAGACTGGCAAAAAGTTAATCGTAAAGATAAAACTGATGGATTAAGTCAAAAAGCAGTTGATGCTTATCGCAGAGAAAATCCAGGATCAAAACTTCAAACTGCAGTAACTGAAAAAAATCCAGAGGGTAAAAGAGCAAAGCGTCGTGCTTCATTTTGCCGACGTATGAGTGGAATGAAATCTAAACTTACTTCAGCAGAAACTGCAAGAGATCCAGATTCAAGAATCAACAAAGCACTTCGTCGTTGGAACTGTAACTAAAATGAAATCATTCAAAGAGTTTATTTCAGAAAGTGTAAATATTGCTGGTGATTTTAACGGCAATCTTTACATTAACAGTCAAGAACCTCAAACTCAGTCTGTTGGAGAATCTTTTATTGCTGACGTAGTTTGGCAGGGAAGATTATACCGTATGGAGGTCGAAGGTGCATTAATGGATAAAAATGCACTCGCAGAGCAACTTCAAGCAGAATATCCTGGAGCGATTGTTCATAACATATATCCAACATCATCAAATTCTTTAAAAATTAAAAATACACAAAGATATAGACCAGAAAGTTTAACTTGGGGTGATTAATAATGGCACAATGGAATAAAAATGAACAAGATTATTTGAATCAGGAGAGAACTCTCTTTGAAGTTTACATGCGGGCCGATAAATATGGAACAATTTATGAGGATCTGGGGCAAGGATTTTCCGCAGATGCTTTTGGGAGATTAAGATCATCAACCCCATTTACTCTTGGAGATTATAAGAACCTATATTCTATTGATCCAGATTTTGTTGACGTTAAATCGGGTGTAGGTGCTACTGTAATTTTCGATGTTAATCAATCTGCAGCAATTCTTCAATCTGGAATTAGTACTGATGGATACTGCATTCATCAGACCAAAAGATACCATCATTATATGCCTGGAAAATCTCAGGTAGTTTATTCAACATTTAATTTTGGTGCGGCACAGCAAAATGTTACTAAAAGAACTGGATATTTTGATGATAGGGACGGAATTTTCTTTGAACAAGCACCAGATGGAACTCTAAGTTTTGTAATTAGATCTTATGTTACTGCAGGAATTGGAACGTCGGAAAGGAGAATACCACAGTCTCAATGGAATAAAGATACTCTTGATGGTAATGGACCTTCCAGATATATTTTAGATATCACCAAAACTCAATTGTTCATGACCGACTTTGAATGGTTGGGTGTTGGTAGAGTTCGCTGTGGGTTTAGTATTGATGGATATAACATAATTGCCCATGAATTTTACAACTCAAATCATATTCCAACTGTCTATATGTCTAACCCAAATCTTCCAGTAAGATGTGAGATTAGAAATAGTGGAGATCAGGTTGGTGCAGGTGGTTCATTTATACAAATTTGCTCTACTGTAATGAGTGAGGGTGGGTATACAGAATCTGGCAGAGAATTTTCACATACAACAGGTCTTAGACCTGTTGGAATAGGAACAACAGTCCCTATTATGGCTATTAGACTAAAAAATTCTTTTAAGGGATATCCAAATAGAGCAACTGTAAAACTTGAAGATATTACAGTATTCAGTAGTGGTTCTAATGTTAAATATGAAGTTGTAAAACTCAAGAGTTCTACTGGAATCAATACCACTGGTGAATGGATTTCGGAACATCCGGAATCTGTTGTTGAATATAATATAACTGCCGTAGGTATTAGCACAACAGATTTTGAAGATTTTATGGGTGGTTATGCTGCTGGGGATAGTCAAAATGTACAAAAACCATCAGCAACAACTGCACAAGTTATGAGTGGTCCCACATCAAAGAAAAACTTTTTGTCTCAAAACTTTTATTCAAATGATTCTGAAATTTTTTCAGTAAGAGTAAGTAATATTGGCAATGACCCTGCTAACGTTGGTGTTTCTATGAGATGGAGGGAAATCTATTAATTATGGCAATTGAAGATATTCAACTTAAACAATCTGATGCTTATCTCTCTAATCCAAATCTAAAGAGAGCAAATACTCCAATTCAATGGACTGAGGAACAGATTTGGGAGTTCCTTAAATGTAAGGAAGATCCAGTATATTTTGCTAGAAACTACATCAAGATTGTTTCTCTTGATCATGGTCTAGTTCCATTTAAAATGTATCCGTTCCAAGAGAAATTAATCTCAAGGTTCCATGAACATCGTTTTAATATCTGCAAGATGCCCCGTCAGACGGGTAAATCAACGACTTGTGTTTCATATTTGTTACATTATGCGGTCTTTAACGATAATGTTAATATAGCTATTCTGGCAAACAAAGCATCCACTGCCAGAGACCTTCTTCAGAGACTACAACTTGCTTATGAAAATCTTCCTAAGTGGATGCAGCAGGGCATCTTGTCCTGGAACAAAGGTTCACTGGAGTTAGAAAATGGTTCAAAAATTATTGCTGCTTCTACTTCTGCCTCTGCGGTACGCGGTGGCTCTTACAATATTATATTCCTGGACGAATTTGCGTTTATTCCTAACCATATTGCTGACGACTTCTTCGCTTCTGTTTATCCTACTATATCTTCTGGTAAATCAACCAAGGTAATTATTGTTTCTACTCCACGCGGTATGAATCATTTCTACCGCATGTGGCATGATTCGGAGCGTGGTAAAAACGAGTATGTACCAACTGATGTTCATTGGTCTGAAGTTCCAGGCAGAGACGAGCACTGGAAAGAGCAGACAATCTCAAACACAAGTGAACAACAGTTCAAGGTTGAGTTTGAATGTGAATTTTTAGGATCTGTCAACACTCTCATAAATCCATCAAAACTTAGAAATCTTGTTTATGATGAACCAATTAAGAGAAATGCAGGACTTGACATTTATGAACATCCTAAGGAGGAACATAATTATCTTATCACAGTTGACGTTGCAAGAGGTCTAGGAAACGATTATTCTGCATTTGTTGTATTTGACATTACAAATTTTCCATATAAAGCAGTAGCAAAATATAGAAATAATGAAATTAAACCAATGCTATTTCCCAGTATTATCTTTGAGGTAGCAAAAGGATATAATGATTCATGGATATTGGTAGAAGTTAATGATATTGGAGATCAAGTTGCAAATATACTACACTTCGATCTAGAGTATGACAATATTTTAATGTGTGCAATGCGTGGTCGTGCTGGACAAATTGTAGGATCTGGATTTAGTGGCAAAAAGTCTCAACTTGGGGTGAGGATGACTGCTGCGGTCAAAAAACTTGGTTGCTCCAATTTAAAAACTTTACTAGAAGACGATAAAATATTAGTTAATGATTACGATATCATAAGTGAACTTACTACTTTTGCTCAAAAACACAACTCTTTTGAGGCAGAAGAAGGATGTAATGATGATTTAGCGATGTGTCTTGTAATTTTTGCTTGGTTAGTGGCACAAGACTATTTCAAAGAGATGACAGATAATGATGTTCGTAAAAGAATATATGAAGAGCAAAAAAATCAAATTGAGCAGGACATGTCACCGTTTGGATTTATTTCAGACGGTTTAGATGATATGAATGCATTTGTTGACGAAGAGACTGGAGACAAATGGTTATTAGCAACAGAAAGAAATAATATGGATTCTACAGAGTTTTGGAATTTAGATGAATATGGTGATAGATCATATATGTGGGAATACAGGTAATTAAAAGGGTAGGAAATTATAAATACTTTTAGAATAATTCTGGACTTGTAGGAGAATAAAGATGCCGCTAAATTTAGCATCTCCTGGAATTGTAGTAAGGGAAATTGATTTAACTATTGGAAGAGTAACTCCATCATCTAATAAGATTGGAGCGATTGTGGCACCCTTTGCAAAAGGGCCTGTAGACGTTCCAACTTTAGTAGAAAATGAAAATGATTTACTTATTAATTTTGGAGAACCATATACTGTAGATAAGCATTATGAAAATTGGATGGTATCTTCATCATATCTTGCCTATGGTGGATCTTTAAGAGTAGTTAGGGCAGATGATGTAAGATTAAGAAATGGATTTGTTGGAACTGCTTCTAGTGTAAAAATTAAAAGTTTAGAGCACTATGAAGAACTAGGATATGATGAAAATACTCTTGCAAATGTTGTAGTTGCAGCAAAAAATCCAGGATCTTGGTCAAACGGAATTAGAGTTGCAATCATTGATGGCAAAGCAGATCAAACATTAAGTGGAATTAATACAGCATCAATTTCTGTTGGATATGGCATCACACAATCAGTTGCAGGTAGAATAAATCCAGGTGCAGGATCCACATCAGTGCTTGATGGATATCTAAAAGCAATTGTAACTAACATTGGATCTCAAACAATTGATGTAAAAATCCTATCTCATGTATCTGCTGCTGGTACTGAAACTGTAGTAGATTACCAACCATCTGGCGTTTGGGCATTTAGTGCATCGGGAAGTGTTGGATTAACAACGAGCAATCAGACAGTTTCATACGCATCAACAACATACACATCAAGAGCAGATTGGTTTGACCAGCAAGTAATTGGTCTAACAACAACTTCAACTGTAAAGTGGAATAATGTCGCACCAAGACCTGGAACATCTGCATATGCTGCAGCAAGAAACTCAAGATTTGATGAAGTTCATGTAGTTGTTATTGATACTCTAGGGTCAGTAACCGGAAATGCAGGATCTATTTTAGAGAAGCACTTAGGACTGTCAAAAGCATCCGATGCAATGTTCTCTGCTGGAAGTCCTTCCTATTGGAGAAAGTATCTTGCTTCAAACTCCCAGTATATTTTTGGACTTGGAGCACCATCCGGTATAGTAACCACTGGATATAGTTCAGGATTTACACCTGCATCTGATACTGGTTGGGATCAACCATCTGATGGCGTTATTTTTGCTGCAAATGGTTCTTCAACAAGTGATCTTAGTGGTGGACTGGATTACAATGGAAATGCAGGAATCGGGTCAACTGGATCTCTCTCAGCGACTCTTGCAGAACTTTCTGATGGTTATAGTTTATTTGAAAATACAGAAAACTTTAAAGTGGACTTCATTTTGATGGGATCTGCTGCATATGAAAAAGAAGACGCACAAGCACTTGCAAATAAACTAATTTCAGTAGCAGAAATTAGAAAAGATGCAATCGCATTTATTTCACCATATAGAGCATCTACACTCACAGATACATCATCCCAAACTTCAGTAACTGTAAATTCATCTGAGACTATCACAGATAAAATAATTGAATTTTATTCTCCAGTTGCTTCATCTTCATATGCAGTATTTGATAGTGGTTACAAGTACATGTATGATAGATTTTCTAATACATTCAGATATGTACCACTAAATGGTGATATTGCAGGTCTTTGTGCTCGCAACGATATTAATAACTTTGCATGGTATTCACCTGCAGGAACAACTAGAGGTGCAATTTTAAATGCAGTAAAACTTGCTTACAATCCTTCAAAATCTCAAAGAGATAGACTTTACTCAAACAGAATAAATCCTGTAGTCTTCTCACCAGGTGCTGGAATCATCCTTTTCGGAGATAAGACTGGTCTTGCTAAAGCATCTGCATTCGATAGAATCAACGTTCGTCGTCTCTTCGTTTATCTTGAAGATGCAATTTCAAGAGCAGCTAGAGATGCACTATTTGAATTTAATGATGAAATTACAAGAACAAATTTCGTCAACACAATTGAACCTTTCCTTCGTGATGTTCAAGCGAAGAGAGGCATTTTTGATTATGTTGTAATATGTGATGAAACAAACAACACTGCTGCAGTTATTGATAATAATGAATTTGTTGCTGACATTTATATCAAACCAGCAAGATCGATTAACTTTATCGGATTGACATTTGTTGCCACCAAGACTGGTGTTGACTTCGAAGAAGTAATCGGAAACTTTTAATTTAGAGGTTTAAACAATTATGGCAACTAGAACTCAATTTAATCCACCTCCATTAAGAAAGATTACAGACTTCAAAAGTAAACTAACTGGTGGCGGTGCTCGTCCTAATTTATTTGAAGTTGTTCTTTCATTCCCAGATATCGCTCCAGCAGATAGCAATGTTCTTGATAAGTCAAGATTTTTAGTTAAGGGTGCTAACCTTCCAGCGTCAAATATAGCATTTATTGACGTTCCATTTAGAGGAAGAACTTTAAAAGTTGCTGGAGATAGATCATTTGAAAGTTGGACTGTAACTATTCTAAATGACACTGATTTTGCAATCAGATCTGCATTTGAAAACTGGATGAACAAGATCAATAGAGTTTCAGATAACACTGGAACAACAGATCCAACAGCATACACTGCAGATGCTTTTGTTTATCAACTTGATCGTGATGGTTCAACTCTAAGATCATACCATTTTTATGATGTTTTTCCAACCCAAGTTGGTGCAATTACATTAGACTATGCTACAGGAACTTCTATAGAAGAGTTCACCGTAGAACTACAAGTTCTCTGGTGGGAGGCTATCAAAGGAGATTCTCCTGTTGCTGGTGGTCAAGACATCAACTAAATATAACATACAAGCAGTTTAAGTTTATAAAATGGCGAAACTTTTTGGTTTTTCGATTGAAGATAACATAAAAAAATCCAAATCTGTAGTTGCCCCCGTTCCTCCAAATAATGAGGACGGGGTTGACTATTTTATTCAATCGGGTTTTTATGGTCAATATGTAGACATTGAAGGCGTTTATCGGACAGAATACGACTTAATTCGTAGATATCGTGAAATGGCGTTACATCCAGAGTGTGATAATGCCATAGAAAGTATTGTCAATGAAGCAATTGTCAGTGATCTATATGATTCCCCAGTAGAAATAGAATTATCCAATTTAAACGCTAGTGATAGATTAAAAGAGATTGTTAGATCAGAGTTTAAATATATAAAAGAAATCATGGATTTTGATAAAAAATGCCATGAAATTTTTAGGAATTGGTTTGTTGATGGTAGATTATTTTATTTAAAAGTAATAGATCAGAAGAATCCTGCGGCGGGTATCCAAGAGATTCGTTATATTGATCCAATGAAGATTAAGCATGTCCGTCAAGAAAAAAAGACGGAAAATGGATATAATGGAAATCGTAATTTAAATCTAAGATCTGGTAATGATGCAGATCAATATAATTTCCCAGATATTGAAGAATATTTTGTTTATACTCCAACTCCGAATTTTCCAACTGGAACAATTAGTGGTGGATCTAAAAAAGGTGTCAGAATTGCTAAAGATTCTGTCACTTATTGCACCTCAGGTCTCGTAGATAGAAACAAGGGGACAGTGCTTTCATATTTGCATAAAGCAATTAAAGCATTGAACCAATTAAGAATGATTGAGGATTCCCTGGTAATTTACAGACTATCAAGAGCACCAGAAAGAAGAATTTTTTACATTGATGTTGGCAATCTACCAAAAGTGAAGGCAGAACAATACCTTAAAGAGGTTATGTCTCGCTATAGAAATAAACTAGTTTATGATGCCAATACTGGAGAAATCAGAGATGATAGGAAATTCATGAGTATGCTTGAAGATTTTGGTTGCCAAGAAGAGAAGGTGGTAGAGGAACTGAAATCACTACTCTTCCAGGTGGACAAAATCTTGGAGAATTAACTGATGTAGAATATTTCCAGAAAAAACTTTATAGAGCACTTGGAGTTCCTGAAACAAGAATTGCTGGCGGTGGTGATGGATTTAATCTAGGCAGGTCTTCAGAGATTCTTCGTGATGAATTAATGTTCTCAAAGTTTGTAGGTAGACTTAGAAAAAGATTTGCAAATGTATTCAATGATATTCTGAAATCTCAATTAATTCTTAAAAATGTCGTCTCCCCAGAAGATTGGGAAAAAATGAGTGATCATATT